CCTCCCCTTGAAGGGGAGGGTGGGAAGTGCGGCGCTGCGCGCCGAAATGAAATTGTGACCTCCCGGCCGCGCCGGTTGACAACGCATCGGGAAACTTGACCCCATGAACGCCCCCGACCTCAAGAAGCCCCGTTCCGGCGTCCGCGAGACGCGGGCCCTGTTGATCGAGCGTGCCGCCATCAACCAGGAAGCGCGCACCGTCGAGATTGCCTTCGCCAGCGAAACGCCCTATGAGCGCTGGTGGGGCGTCGAAGTGCTCGGCTGCAAGCCGGAAGAAGTGCGCCTCGACCGCCTGCGCCTGGGCGGCCCCCTGCTCGATTGCCACGACCCGGACGAGCAGATCGGCGTCGTCGAATCCTGCCGCGTCGATGCCGACGGCATCTGCCGCGCCCTGGTGCGTTTCAGTCGCAACCCGGAAGCCGACGAAATCTTCCAGGACGTCCTGGACGGCATCCGCCGCAACGTCAGCGTCGGCTACATGATCCATCAACTGCGCCTCGAATCCGAGACGGAAGGCGTGTCCACCTACCGCGCCACCGACTGGGAGCCCTACGAGCTGTCCATCGTTTCCATTCCGGCCGACACCAGCGTGGGCGTCGGCCGGGAGCTTGACCTATCCCCGCCCGCGCTGCTCTCCGAAAGGACCCCCGACATGACCGGCACCGCCCCCGCCGCGCCCACTCCTGCCGCCCTGGCGGCGCCGGCGCCCGATTCCGCGGCCATCCGCGCCCAGGCGTACGCGGAAATCCAGGCCCGCAACACGGAACTGGTCGCCTTGGGCGACCGCTTCAAGGCCCCCGAGCTGGCCCGCCAGGCCGTGCTCGAAGGGCGCGACGAGCAGTGGCTGCGCGACGCCATTCTCGAGCGCACCGCCACCGCACCCCTGGCCACCCGCGGCTACATCACCGTCGACGACAACTTCGACCAGAAGCGGCATGGATTCCGTTCCATCGGCGAATTCGCCCACCATGTGCGCGAAGCCGCCCTGGGTCGCGGCCGTGTCGACGAGCGCTTGGTGCGCGCCTCCGCCTCCACCGTCGGCACGGAACAATCGGGCCCCGACGGCGGCTTCGCCGTCCCGCCGGAATTCGCCACCGAAATCACCCGGCCCGCCCTGGGCGAGGACAGCCTGCTGTCGCTGTGCGACAGCCTGCCGGTGACCGGCAACAGCATGACCTATCCCAAGGACGAAAGCACGCCCTGGGGATCCACCGGCATCTATGCCGGTTGGGAGGCGGAAATGGCCGCCATCGCACAAAAGAAGCCGGCCATCGGCGAATCCACCCTGCGCCTCAAGAAACTGGCCGTCCTGGTGCCCGCCACCGACGAACTGCTGGCCGACTCTCCGGCCATGGGCGCCTATCTGAACGCCAAGATGGGCGAGGCCGTCACCTGGAAGGTGAACGATGCCATCGTCAATGGCAACGGCGTCGGCATGCCGCTCGGCATCCTGGCCTCCGGCAGCCTGATTTCCGTGGCCAAGGAATCCGGCCAGGCCGCCGCCACGTTGCTCGCCGGCAACGTCGCCAAGATGTACGCCCGCGTCCTCAACCGCGGCAACCTCGTCTGGCTGAGCAACCCGGACGTCTTCCCGCAGATCACCATGCTGTCGCTGAACAACAATCCGATCTGGGTGCCCGCCTCCAGCGGCTTCCGCGAAGCCCCGGATGGCCTGCTGCTCGGCCGGCGCGTGATCCAGACCGACGCCTGCGCCACCGTCGGCTCGGTCGGCGACCTGATCCTGTGCAACATGAGCGGCTACCGCGCCATCACCAAGGCCGGCGGCGAGGAGTTTGCCTCCTCGGTGCACCTCTGGTTCGACCAGGATCTGACCGCCTTCCGGCTCACCTTCCGCATGGATGGCCAGCCGATCCTCGAGAACGCCATCACCCCGCCGCACTCAACCAACAAGCGCAGCCACTTCGCCACCACCGCGGCCCGCTGACCCCCGAAACCAAGCCCGCACGGCCGCGCGCCGGCGGGCACACCGAAAGGACGACATCATGCTTCAATCCGTCAAGCTCACCGACGTCGCCAAGGTGGTCATGGGCTGCGCCCCGGCCGCCCTGGCCTCCACCGCCGGCGCCGGCGACTACGTGTCCCTGAAGGACTTCGATCGCCTGACCATCCTGGTGCCCGTGCTCAACGGCACCACCGTCACCGGCGGCGTCGTCACACTCAAGCAGGCCACCGACGTGGCCGGCACCAGCGAAAAGGCCCTGTCCTTCAGCAAGGCCCTGCGCAACATCGATTGCGCTGCGGCCGATACCCTGGCCGAGTTCACCGTCTCCTCCGACACCTTCACCACCGACACCACGAACAGCAAGCAGCTGCTCTACGTGATCGAGGTCAAAGCCGAGGACCTGGACCGCGCCAACGGCTTCGACTGCGTCCGCTTCAACTCGGCCAGCATGGCCAACGCCGTCGGCTCGGCGGTCTACGTGCTGCACGGCGCGCGCTACCAGTCGCCGCTCGCCACCGCCGCCATCACCGATTGATCCACGTCCGCGCCTCGCCTTGCGGCGGGGCGCTTTCCCGGGCGGATCCCGCGGTCCGCCCGGCAAAGCGCAAAGGGACCCCATGATCGACGACATCCTCACCGGCACCAGCCAACAGAAGGGCACCGGCGGCGCCGGCCACGTGACCGACGCCATCGACCTCGTCGGTTTTTCCCAGGCCCAGCTTTCCGTATCGGGAACAGGCGCCCAGACCGCCGCCCTGGCCGCCGGGGAATATGACGTCTGGTGCGATGAGGCGGACGTCTACATGAAACTCGCCACGACCGCCGACGACGTCACCACGAGCACCGGCTACAAGCTCTTTTCCGGGAACGTGGTCCCCATCCGGGTGCCCTCCGGCGGCTACAAGCTCGGCGCCATCACGGCCGGCGCCAGCGGCACCTTGCGCTATCACCGGGTGCATTGATATGCGACCGCGCCAGGTCTCTGCGCCGACCCCGAAAATCCTGTTTCAAACCGGCGTCCCGTTCATCATGTTGGGCGGCGACGGGGCCGCCGCCGGAATGAAATGGACCGACGCCCTGGGCAATTTCAGCGTGACCGCGGAGCCCCTGTCGACCTTGTTCTCGTCGATGCTGGTCAACGCCATGTCGCTGTTCTACCTCAAGGTGAACTGCGCCACCGGCGTCACCAATACCGCGGGTTGGTATTGGGGAAAAATCCTTTCGGCCACCGCCGGCATCATCTACAGCGGGTCCGCAGTCAGCAATCAGCCAGGCTATACCACCGGCGACCCCGGGACGCAGATTCCGACGTCGTTCTCGACCTTTACCTCGGCGACCAATGCATGGGTGACCCAGACCAACGCCGAAATCACCGGCCTCAACGGCATCACCCTGCCGGGCGGCGCGCTCGGGGCGAACGGACAACTTGAGTGGTGGGTGCGGATGCTGGGGGACATCTCATCCGACAAGACCTACGCGAGCAAGCTGGGCGGCACGACGTGGGCCAGCCATAACAGCACCACCGCCCCGGTCGACGAACGCATATACCGTCTGTCCAATGACGGCGTGGTGAACAAACAAATCCCGTCCCGCATGAACAGTGGGGTCGGCAACTCCTCCGCGTCGATCAACAACATTGCCGGCCTGACGCTCGACACCTCCGGCAACCTGGCCCTCGTGGAAACGCTCAAGTTTGCCGTTGCGACGGGCAATTACGCCATGGTGCGGGCCAACTCCCGGTATGTGGTTTGTCCGAGGTCCTGAAGAAAGAACGCCATGGCGATCAGGGAATATCCGAGCGACTCCGCGGCCTGCGCCGCGGCCATTGCGGAAGCCGTACCCAAGCACGTCTGGGTGGACGGCCCCATTACGCGCATCTACACCGGGAGCGACATGCCCGTGCGTCCGGTCCCGGAGTTCCTCACCCCTTGGCAAATTCGCAAGGCGCTCAATCGTTCCGGGCTTCGCGAGGCCGTCGAAGCGGCAGTGGCGGCCGGTGGAAAAGACATGCAGGACGGATGGGAATTTGCCACCGAAATCCTCCGCCATGATCCCCTGGTGGTTGCCATGGGCGCCGCTCTGCACAAGACCGACGAAGAGATGGACGATCTTTTCCGGCTGGCGGTCACGTTATGACAAAGCCATGGTTTGACGGCGGCGCCCGCCGGTCCCGGGCTGCATCCATGGGCGGGACGCCATGAGCGTATCGCTCGAGACCACGCTCAACGCCCGCGTGCGCGGCGTGTTCGCCAACGCCACGGCGACGCTGGGCGCGGTCACCGTCAGCGGCGTCTATCGCGCGCCCGGCGCCGATGCCCTGGGCATCGCCGGAAACCAGCCGACCTTCGAGTGCCTGGAAAGCGACCGCGCCGCGGCCAGCATGGACCGCGGCGACGTGCTCACCGTCACCTGCGCCGCCCTCGGCCTCGCGTCCGTGTCGCGCACGGTCGTCGGCATCCGCCCGGACGGCTTCGGCATGGTCACCCTGGACCTCGGCGCATGACCCACGCCCGCCAGCAGATCCGCGAAGCCGCCGCCGCGCTGCTCACCGGTCTCACCACCACCGGCACGCGCGTGCACCAGTCGCGCCTGCCCTACGTGAGCTTGGGCGACGCCGAACTGCCCGCGCTGCTGGTGGTGACCAATGATGAGAGCGTCGAGCCGCACACCATCGGCAGCGGCCTTGAGCGGCGCCTCACGCTCACCGTCTCCGGCCTGGCGAAGACCGGGACGAACCTCGACGACACCCTGGACACCATCGCCGCCGAAGTCGAGACCGCCATCGGCGCGGCGCGCACCCTGGGCGGCAAATGCACGGACATCCGCCTGACCAGCCTGCGCGTCGGCATCGACACCAGCCTCGAGACCGACGTCGGCCGGGTGGACCTCGAATATGAGGTCCTCTATTTCACCAACGCCGGGGCCCCCGGCACCTTGATCTGAGGAGCAGCACATGAGCGCGAAAGTCTGGTCGGGTGTAGCCATTGCGGTGCAGTCCGCCCTGGCTACCGCCCTCGTCGTCACCGGCATCACCAAGGCCAATCCCGCCGTCGTCAGCTACACCGGCACCGACCCGGTCAACGGCGATTACGTCCTGCTCAAGACCCAAGGAATGTCGCAACTCGATTATCGGGTGGTCCGGGTCGCCAATGAGAACGGGGCGGCCAACACCTTCGAATGCGAGGGCGTCGATTCCTCGTCCTACGACACCTTTTCCAGCGGCACCGCCGAGGTCATTACCTTCGGCACGACCCTGTCGATCGCCTCCGGCCTGTCCGTCTCCGGCGGCGACTACAACATGATCGACATCACCACGATCCACGACAAGGTCAACAAGCAGATCCCGGGCAATGCCAATCCGATCAACATCAACATGGAATGCACGTGGGATCCTGCCGACGCGGGTTTGGTGGCCCTCAAGTCGGCAAGCGACAGCAATTCCATCAAATGCATCAAGATTACTTTCAGCGACGGCACCAAGGTGCTGTTTGCCGGCTACATCGGCGCCACCGCCTTCCCGACCGGCTCGGCGCAGCAAAAGGTCAGCACGCCGGTGACCATCACCAGCTACGGCCGCACGACGAGCTACTCGACCTGATGGCCTCCCTGACCCGCGCCGACATCAAGGCCCCCGTCCTGCGCAAGCAGGCGGTGGCCTGTCCCGCCCTGGGCGGCGACGTCGTCCTGCGCATGCTCACGCTGTCCGAGCGCCTCGCCCTGCACGAGCACCTGCGCGAGGCCAACGACGCGCGCGGGCGCTATGCGCAGATGGCCGAGCTGCTTGCCGTCGCCGCCATTGATGCCGATTCCGGGCTGCCGCTGTTCAGCGCCGCCGAGTGGGACATCTTTGCCGCCGAGCATACCGGCGACGCCATGGCGCTCCTCGAAGTGGCGCGGCGCCTGTCCGGCTTCGATGCGGAGGACGTCGAAAAAAACTGATGGCGGCGCCTGAGCGCCGCGCCGCCATCCGCCTCGCGGTGCTCATGGGCCGCACCCCGGGCGAACTTGCCGAGAGCATCACGGCCCTGGAATTCGCGGAGATCATGACCGTCATGCCCGAACTGGCCGCCCAGCACCCCGCCATGATGGGCGCCGGCATCGTCGCCGCCGTCCTCGCCAACGTGAACCGCGGCAAGGATGCCCCGGCCCGCGTGCCGGCCGATTTCCTGCCCGATCCGTGGACACCGCGCGTGCCGCAGGAAGGCAGCGCCGCCGACTTCGTCGCCGCGCTCAATCCCACCCGCCCGGAGCCCGGTCGTGGCTGACAACAGCACGCAGATCGTCATCAGCGCGCGCGACGACACGCGTGCCGCCTTCGAGTCCGTCAAGAGCGCCCTCGGCGGCATCGAAGCCGCCGCGTCCAAGTTGCCCGTCCTGGGCGCCGCCCTGGCCGGGGCGCTCTCCGTGGGCGCCCTGACATCCGGCATCCAGTCCGCCATCAAGTTCGCCGCCAGCCTGGACGACATGGCCGAGCGCACCGGCGCCTCGGTGGAATCCCTGTCCGCCCTGGGCAAGGTGGCCAAGATCGGCGGCCACGACCTGCAGGTGGTCGAGACCGCGGCCATCCGGCTGTCCAAGGCGATGGCCGGTGCCGACGACGAAGCCAAGGGCGCCGGCCACGCCTTCGAATACCTGGGCCTCAAGGCCGACGACCTGGGCAAGCTGCAGACCGGCGAGGCCCTCAAGAAGGTGGCCGACGCTTTCGCCAAGCTGCAGGACGGCCCCGGCAAGACCGCCCTGGCCATGGACCTGTTCGGGCGCAGCGGCGCGCAACTGCTGCCCTTCCTCAAGGACCTGGCCGAGACCGGCGAGCTGAACGGCAAGATCACCGCCGAACAGGCCGCCCAGGCCGAGGCCTACGAGAAAAGTATGCGCCGCCTGGAAGCCAGCCTCGGCCAGACCGCCAAGACCGTGGCCATACCGCTGCTGCCGGCTTTGGCCGACACCGCGGCGGCCATGGAGAAAATCATCAAGCCCGGCGGCGGCACCCAGGAAGTGCATTTCGACGGGCTCGACCGTTCGCTCAACTGGGCCGCGCAGAAGCTCGCCGCCGCCGAGGCCGGCTTCGCCGGATTCCGCGTGCGCGCACTCAAGGCCATGGGCGCCACCGACATCGCCGCCCGCGCCGCCGGGCTTGGGTGCGGCAAGACGCTGGAAGCCGCG